AGCTAAAGGCTGAAGTAAATTCTCAGCAGGGTTCGCTGCTTGCACGGACCGATTGGGCTGTGGTTCGGAAGGCAGACAAGGGAACGGCGATCCCCTCAAACATCCAGACTTGGCGCGATGCAATCCGGGCTAAAGCCACCGCGATGGAGAGTGCCATTGACGGCGCGGCTGATACCGCTGCCGTGGCTGCGCTGTTTGTTGTCTTTGATGCAGAAGGAAACAAGTCCGGTATTCTTTATGATTGGCCTGAGTTGGGTGACTAAATGCCTCTGTCGAAGATACAGTTCCGCCCTGGAGTAAACCGCGAGACTACGTCCTACGGTGATGAGAACGGCTGGTTTAATTCGGATTTAATTCGGTTCCGCAAGGGTCGTCCTGAAAAAATGGGCGGCTGGTCGCGTCTTAGCAGCAACACAATTGAAGGCACTGGCCGTTCGCTGCACGTATGGGCCGCGTTGAGTGGTTCCAAGTACATGGGCCTTGGCACGGAAACCAAGTTTTATATTGAAGAGGGCGGCGGTTACAATGACGTAACGCCTATTCGAGCAACCACATCATTGGGTACAAACCCGCTCAAAACAGGCGCGTCTGGTTCTTCTGTTATTACCGTCACCGCACCGTCGCATGGTGCTGTAACAGGTGATTTTGTGACCCTGAGTAGCGCAACGACAACGGATGGAATTACTGCGGCCCAGTTAAACACCGAACACGAAATTACAGTCATTGACTCAAATTCGTATACAGTGACAACTGCTGGCACCGCGTCCTCCGGCGACACGGCTGGCGGCGGTTCTTCTGTTGTAGCGACGTATCAGATCAATACGGGTCTCAGCACCGTGGTTTCCGGAAACGGTTGGGGTGCAGGAACGTGGGGTGGATACAGCACAGGTTATTCTCAGACCACACTCAACGACAGCGGCGGCATAAGCAATTCTGACACCTCGTTTACGCTGACCAGCGCATCAGACTTTGAAACAGCATCCACAACAACGTCTGCAAACCTTACTGCGGCAAGCACAACGATATCCGTGGCCGATTCTTCCAGCTTCCCTGCCAAGGGGACTATCAAGATTGGTAGCGAAAACATTCGTTACGGAACCAATGTAGGGAATGTGTTTGCTGATCTGACGCGAGGCGATGACGGCACCACCGCTGCAAGTTCATCCAGCGGCGACACGGTTACGTTTGTCGGCCTCATGCTGATAGAAGACGAGCTTATCCAGTACACCGGCAAGTCTACGAACACGATAAACGCAGGCGTTGCTCGAGGCGCGAGAGGCACCACGGCGGCAGCGCACGACGATGGTGTTGTTGTAAAAGAAGCAAACGATTTTATTGGATGGGGCGAGGAAGCTGCAACATCCGCCGAAACAGGCTCTAACATTCGTCTCTGGTCCCAGGATAACTGGGGCGAAGACCTGATGTTCAACGTCTTCGACGGAAACCTGTTCTACTGGGACAAGACTCTTGGCCTTGGTAACCGAGCTTCGGCGTTCTCCTCGCAGTCTGGCGCTTCCGATGCACCGACCATAACCCGCAGGCTAATGACCTCAACTACGGACAGGCACGTGGTTTGTTTCGGCTGTAACCCGCAAGGGGAGACGGACCAAGACTTGCTTATGGTGCGTTGGTCCGACCAAGAGAATCCATTTGATTGGACACCTACGGCTACGAACACTGCCGGATCACAGCGTATTTCGTCAGGCTCTGAGATTATCTCGGCTCAGAAGACGCGCCAAGAGATGATCATCTTTACGGACACGTCGCTTCATTCCATGCGGTTTACAGGTCCTCCGTTCACCTTTGGGTTTAGCATGTTGTCAAACAACGTATCGATTATAGGCCCGAACGCCGTAACCACGGTGGGCGACAAGGTTTTCTGGATGGATCGTGAAAACTTTTATGTGTACACGGGCCGTGTGCAGACCATTCCGTGTACGCTGCTTCGATACGTGTTTGATGACATCAACCTTGAACAGAGCTTCAAATGTTTTGCAGCATCCAACAAGATGTTTGACGAGGTGTTCTGGTTCTATCCGAGTGCGGATGCAACAGAGATAGACCGCTATGTAAAGTTCAACTTTACGGAAAACACTTGGGACCTTGGGACGTTGTCTCGAACCGCTTGGGTGGATTACGGCATCCACGATAATCCAAGAGGGTGCGGAACCGCCAGCGGCACGAACTTCGTGTACATCCATGAAAGCGGCGATGACAATGACGGATCTCCTATGACTTCGTTCATTGAATCTGCCGACTTTGACCTTGGCGATGGCGAACAATTTATGTTCGTGGACCGGCTTATCCCGGACATCGACATTACAAGCTCAGATGCGGACGCTTCGGTTAACTACATACTGAAGGCGCGGAATTACCCTGGTGACACGCTAACGACCAACTCGACTAACGCGGTCAAATCCAACACGCAGCAGGCTTTTCTGCGTAGCCGGTCGCGTCAGATTGCGTTGCGTATTGAAAGCGATACGACCGATATAACGTGGACTTTGGGCGATTTGCGTTTGGGTCTTCGCCCGGATGGGAGGCGCTAATGGCGAAACTTCTAGATCACGCCATGCCCTTGGCTCCTGATGAGTACGATGCGGATACGTTTGTCCGGATCATGCGCGATATTGAAATGGCTCTTACAAAAATGGAATTTCCGGCTGTGATCAGCGGAGAAGACGATACTAATGGCGTTAACTGGTTTATGGACTGATGGCCTCTGCGTATAAAAATATAGCTACTGTGGTTGGCTCTACGGGGGATGTTACGGTTTATACCTGTCCCGTAGCGACAGAAGCCATTGTAAAAAACATAAATTTGTATAATAGTCACTCTGGGGATGTCGTTGTATTCCCTAAGATAACCGATAGTTCTGCCTCTACTACGGTGATTCTTGAAAAGAACACCATCGGAACTCTCGCAGACACGTCTCTCTCTGGCCCTTTTGCGTTGGAGGCCGGCGATGCGCTTATAATGAATTGCGATACAGCGTCGAAGATTAACGTCTTCGCTAGTGTTCTGGAGATATCCTGATGTTGGTTGATACGTCCCCTAAATATTCTGGTGAGCCCACGGCTGAAGCATTAGCAAACGGCTTGGCAACACTCGGTCGCTATGGCGACAACTACATGGTCCATGCGGCAGAGGGCGAGACAGTCGTTCCTCGAGAGGTGTTGGAGTCCAACCCCGGCCTGAAGGAAGATTTGTTCAAGCAAATGACGATGATGGGTATTGAAGACCCAAATCGTTACGTGGTGGGCAACGAGCTCAACTCAATCAATCCGATAACGGGTCAGCCGGAGTTCTTTTTCAAGAAAGTCTTTCGGGCAATCAAAAGGGTTGTTAAGAAAATCGCGCCGATTGCCGCGCCTATTATCGGCAACATAATCGCGCCGGGCATCGGTGGCATCATTGCATCAGGACTTGTTACAAAGCTTCAAGGCGGATCATGGGGCGATGCGCTGAAGTCGGCTGCTCTTAGTTACGCTGGTAGCGCCCTTACTTCTGGAATAGGTAGTGCTTTACAGGGTACTAGCGTAGGTGACTTTATTGGTGCTGGAACACCGGCAGCTGGATCAACGTTTGGTGGAAGGTTTGCGACAGGCCTTGGCAGAGGTCTTACAACACCGTTTACCGCTGCCAGTAACCTGTTCTCTTCCGGAGCCCAGAACCCTCTTGCTCAAGGCATTCTTGGTCCTCGAGGCACTGGCACAATTTTCAGTAGTTTAGGCGGAACTCAGGCGAATCCTTCGGCATTCGCCCAAAGTGGCCAAAAAGGTATTATGGGTACGATAATGCCCAGCTATCAGACAAGTGATCAGCTAATTCGACAAGGCATTATTCCGTCTTCCGGCGCACAGAGTCCTAACTACTCTGCTCCTATAACAGCGCAACAGCTTGCTCCTCCAAGACCTGTTAATGCTCAACAGTTGTCAAATTTCCAAGGAGAAGCAGGTGCTATAGCGAAACAATTAGGTCCTATTTCACCTGGTCCGGGTGCTCCTCCTGGAACAACGATGGGAGGTTCCTTCGACCAACAAGCATACATACAAGCTAGATCTGCCGGAATGAATGTAACCGCAGCAAGAGATGTTGGTCTTGGTCTTGCTCCACCGGCTCCGACGCAAACGATTGGCCCTCCGAGGACAATTGGTAGCCGAAACCCTGTTGTTACCCAAGGCGCAGCTTCTGCTGCACCTCAAGCTAAACCAGAGGCAAGTTTCCTTGGGTATAAGGGCCCTGGTGCCGAAACAATAAGTAAAGTAGCTGGACAGCTTGCTGTTCCTGCCGCCTTGGCCGGTGCGGCGTACTTCATGACTCCGGAAGTTGAATCGGAAGCAGAACTAATGGCGCAGCTAGATGCGAACAACCCGCGCAGAGTTGCTTACGACGAGTGGCAATCCATTCAGGATAAGAACTCGCCGGAGGCTTTGGCTAAATTTGAACAGTGGTACGGCAAGCCGGCTTACAGCGCATCGCAGTTGGCCAGCAGCTTTGGCGCTCGTCCATTAAGTGGGATTACAGCAAATGTGGCCAGCCTTCCTGCTGCGACCGGCATCCCCAGTGGTCCGCTCGGACCCGAACTTGGCCTTAATCTAGCAGCTGCTGGCGGCGGAGAAATAGTGGGACCAGGCACAGGAACCTCTGACAGTATTCCCGCGATGCTGTCTGATGGCGAGTTCGTCATGACTGCTAAGGCCGTGCGTAATGCTGGTAACGGTAATCGCGATCTGGGCGCCGCTCGAATGTACGACATGATGAACCGATTTGAGCGGGGAAGAGCCTGATGACTACCAAAACAGAACAAATCGTTCGTCAAGCCCCGTATCTTGAGGACTTCCAAAAAAGGATACTGGAAGCCGGATTTGCTCGAGGCGAGACGCCTGTAGAGATTCCGGACATTCAGGTAGCGGCTCTTGATCCGCTAACGCAGCAAGCAATTACAACTGGTCAGGGCATTGGCCAGTTCATGCCTTTTCTGCAAACAGGCGCAGATACGCTTGGAACAGGTCTTGCCACGCTACAGGAACGGGCGGCGATGTCGCCCGAACTGTTTACACAGGCGCAGCAGCAGGCTTTGGGCACCACGCAGGCTTACGATCCGACAAGCGCGGCAGCGTTCATGGACCCGTATCAGCAGGCCGTCACTCAAGACGCCTTGGCAGAGATGGGGCGTCAGGCGGATATACAGCGCAATCAACTGGCCGCGCAGGCCGTGGGTGCTGGCGCTTTTGGCGGTAGCCGTCAGGGTATTGCGGAAGCGGAACTGGGCAGAAACTTGGCCGACATACAAAGCCGTCGAGTCTTTGAGGATTTGAGCCGCAACTTTAACCAAGCGCAAAATGCGGCGCAGACAGCTTTTGAGAGCCAGCAGCGCCGCCAGCAGGGCGTGGCGCAGCTTCTTGGTGGTCTTGGTAGCACCACTACTCAGGAAGCTACTCGATTGGGCGCAGGCATCGCTGGCATTGGTACTACGCAAGCAAACATCGCTGGAACCGGGCAGAGCCTGATCGGACAGCAATCGCAGTTGTTCTCACAACTCGGAGCCGCGCAGCAGACGCAGGCTCAAAGAGAACTTGACGCCGCTCGACAGTCAGAACTACAGCAGTCCTATGAGCCCTTCCAGCGAGTCAGCTTTATGAGCGACATCTTCAAGCCGCAGATTGGTTCCGCACAATCCACGTTGGGTGTTCAGGTAGCGCCGTCTCCAAGTCCGATATCTCAAGCTATTGGCGCGGGTATCGCTGGCTTCGGCGTAAATAAAGCTTTGGGCAACCCATTTGGCGATTTGTTTGGGAGCAGTACATGATTGAACGTCGCCGTCCAATACTATCGGCCATAGCTAACAGAAGGATGTTCATGGGCGGGGGTATGGCTACTCCCATGCCGCAGCCCACGTACATGGACCTGATGCCACAGCAAATGGGCATACCACGAGAGGCGCAAGGCATCATGGCGTCGTCCCAGCCCTTGGTTGATGCTATCGCTGGTGATGCTAACAACCCCTATGGCGGTGATACACTGTCCATGGCCCAGGGTGGTGTGGCCAAGTTTCAGCGGGGTGGTTTATCTCGAGCCCAAAGTAGTTCTATGGCCCTCCCGTATGCTACCAATCAACAAATGGCGGCTGGTCAAATCCTTGCTGATAAGCAAGCACCTTTTGCTCCGTTGAAAGGTCCTCGACCAACGATAGGAATAGGTGAATCTCCTGAAGATATGTTGCGGCGGCGGGGTACGACGCCTTCTGAACTCGTGAATGAGATGTTCCCGTACAGCGCCAGCACTGGCCGCAGCTTTTTGGGTCCTAATATGATGCGACCAGGGTTTGTCGGAACAGATCCTAGAGGAGAATCTTCCCCGATTGAACGCGGCGGACAATTTGTTGTAGACTTTATTGATCAAACTGCACGAGTCTTATCTCAAATTAGCAATGCTTTTGGTCGAACGATCAAGGATGTTGGGGAGGGTTTTGTAACGAGGGCTCCGTCAGATATAGGAACTGCCACCATCATATCTCAAGTTTCGGCTGTTAATGATGCTTTGCGAAGGATGCCTAAAGTTCGAGGAGTTTCGGACGAGGAACTTGGCGCAACTATTAAAGATATTGCGGAGGCAGCAACAACGGCACAGCCCGACATCAGCGGCGATGAGTTGGGAGCAAGAATCGCTGAAGGCGTTTTGAGTAAGTATGAAGGCCCTCTTTCAGAGGGTTATGCAATGGCTCGTGACGATGCAAATCGAAGAATAGTTGATGCAGCTCCACAAGAGGGCTTTCCTACTCCGCAACTCGGTTACGAAATGGCTGCGGAAGACGCTGATCGTACTTTAGTTGATGGTGTTGCCGAAGCCGAATACCAAAACGAATTGAACAGCAAGATCGAAGAGTATCGAATTGCTATGGCTGAATCGGCGCGGCCTGGTGGCAACCCAGATGCTCAAATGAAATTTACACAAGAGTTATTGGCTAACCCGAACTACGATCAAAGTTTTAAGAACGCTGTGTTTGAAGCGGGAGACGTGGGTTTTTCGGAAAAACCAGCAGAGGCTCCGGTTACTGGAGATGAAAGCACCAGAGACGTACCACGGCCCAAAGAGAAACCTCCGGTTCCGGAAAACGCATTTGAGGGTTTGGTTCCTAGAGGCGAAGAGGAAGAAGACGCCACTACTGGAGCAACGCCTAGTGCTTCCACCGCCGCAGCAACTCCTGACGCTACCGCTGCCGCACAGGTGGCCAAAGCTTTCGATAAACCCATGACGAAACCGGAAGCTGAGAAGACTATTGAGGATTATAAAAGAGATTTTATGAAAGCCATGCCCGAATACGAGGGTGTGTCGGAAGAAGAAAAGGGATATCGGTTTATCGAAGCCGGCCTACGCGTGATGGCTGGGCAAAGCCCCAACGCGATTGAAAACATCGCAAATGGTCTTAAAGGGCTGGGCGCAGAGTTCGCTAAGGACGAAAAAGAGAAACGCGCCTA